CCCCTCACCGAACCGTCTGAGAAGACTCTCAATACCAGACCCTTTCATTATGCTTTCTTTTGACAGGTTATCGGCAAACGCCAGCCCCCTGTCTATGAGCCTTACCCGGGCTTGAGCCTCTTGGAGATTTTCAACATGGATGTTCGCCGCAGGAAGCCACGACGAAACCGGGTCGCGTATATTTGAATAGCCGGGGGGCAAGCCAACAGATGCAAACTGGGTATCAGGTGGTGTCAGTGCATCCTCAAAGCCCTTTGGTAAATCAATCTTTGGCTCAACTGCTGTTTGCTGCGGTTGCGGCGCGTCCCCTTCTTTGAAGACTACGCCTCTGTTTGCAGCATCCCGTGCGTTGACTTTTGTACTCTGGAGGGTGCGTTGATTGAATATCAACACGTCCCCGAAGGGGTCTACGCTGCTGGTCGATGATACCAGACCATCTATATAGTCAGTGGTAACCGTGCGTTCCTCAAAGGTGCCCACTCCGGGGTCAGCGTCCAACACTCCAAGATCACGCAGGCTTTGCAGTTGCTTGTCTCTTTTGGTGGGTTTGTCTTGTGTAACGTCAGCAGCCAATCGCCATGGGTCTGTTATTGCCGCAGGTGAGCCGGGGAAGAATGCCTGCCCAGACTCTTGATTGATGTTTGCTGCGAGTGTCTGCCCTTCAAGCGGACCTCCGGTGAGTTGGATGTTGTGCAGTGTTTTATCCACCGGCCCGACGTTGGTCTGCTCGTTACCAAGCTGGTCGAAGGGAACGAGTTTGGAATTTTCCGGCAAGATTACAGGCCGACCGGGATTACTGGCAATCGTCTTCCCGGCTTGGTCAGTCAGAATCGAACCCGCCGCTAATGCCTTATTACCCGGTATGGCGACACCAGCCCTCTTCACATCCAGCGCACGTTGATGCTGCTTCTCACCCAAGAACTCATCACCCAGCACGCTGCCCAGAATCTGAGTAAGCATCCCCTCTCCTGCCTCATTTCCTGACAGCGCCTCCAGCGAGGACCGTTTTTTAAGGGCACTTGCAGACGGACCACCTACGAGTTTGTCCGCCAATGGCCCGCTGACATCGCTCTGACCTAGACTTGAAATACGACTGGTCTGTGATGCTGGCGAGGCAGCGACAATCCTGCTCTCAGCCCCAGTACCTATCCCTTCACCCAGACTATCAAGGGTGATTTCCTTGGTGTCGCTGAGAACGTCCACAACCTCACCGGCTGCCTTCTCTGCCTTGGTAGCCTCTCGTTTCTGCTCTGACTTCAGAGCGAATGCCAACGCCAGCTTGCCGATGGTCTGTCCAAGGGCAGCCTCAGTGTTCAACGGCTGCCGACGTGGTCGTGCCATTGCCTGTGCAAGCAACTCCTGTACCAGTCTGCTTCGTTTTGCCATTACAATGCCCCGTAGTCAACCATCAGGTAACCAGATGGGTGCCTGTAAACTGCATTGGGATTGGTCTCTCTGACTTCCTGTGCCATGACTCCATGCTCAATTGCGTTACTCCAGAGGTACTGGAACCGATACCAGTTGTACTGTAGGTACTTGCCGATCTTCTGGATGTTCCGCTTCAGACGGTAGTCGCTTTTGGTTATACCAGCCATCCCCAGTCCGGTAACCATGTCCGTCAGACCACCCTTCTTGGAACCTTGCTGTGCGATAGCATTGTTCGCATTGGTTGTCTGTCCAGCCAAATTGAGCCCGAACGCATCCACCACGCCGGTTGACGTGGATGGCAGGAAGCTCGATAGACCCGGAGCCCCGACCTGTTGTATCCCCAGCAAGGATGCCAGTTCGTTAATGACCTGTGTTCTGGCAGTCTGTGAAATGTTGCCCTGCTGTAACTGCTCGCCAAGACGACTTGACCTGAACTGCTCTGTAATCCCTTCTGTCTGTACATTCTCTCCAAACAACTGCGAGCGAAGATCACGCTCAAGCCCAACTTGGGTCTGACCTTCGCCAAACTGTTGCCCACGGATACCACGTATGTCCTGAATGCCACGGCTGGCTTCCGCCCCGGCAGCCAGTGTTGACTCGATAGACAGTCTGCGGAGTGCTTCACCTTGTCGTTCCTCAAACTCTCCCAACACACGTAGCCCCTGCGCACTGTCCAGTGGGATGCCACGGTTGACCAAGTCTGCTTGTATCTGCTGAAGTTGAAAGCCGAACTCTTCACGCAGAGGGGCAGCACCCAGTTCAAACATCTGTGCTGCGGTGTCTTCTCTGAACTGTTCAGGATCGGTCGGCAAGCCAAGGAACCCCCCGGTATCAACATTCGCTCTGACATCAATCCCCGGATCAAGATTACCCACGTCACCAGTCGGGCCAGCCGCGTCGAAATCCAAGGATGTTAAAAGCTCTGGCAAATCCTCTGTTTGGCCTTGCCTGTTCAGGACATCAGCAATCGTATTAGCATCGACGGTTAGGTTGGCATTCTGGAGCGCCAACACACCGGGGGCCAGTGTCTGAGTCGCAGTAGCGGGATTGACGTTACCCAGAGGATTAAACGAGCCGCCAGAGAAACTACTGAAATTGGGGACACCACTGAACCCGGTCTCGATGGAACTTCCACCCGGAAAGCCGCCCTTGGCCGGGAAACCGCCGCCGCCACCACCAGCCGGGGCAGGAGCGGGTGCGAATCCGCCCTTGTCTTTGCCGCCACCACCACCAAACAGTTCCTGTGCTGCGGGGGTAAAAGAACCCGGCAAAAACTGAACAGTCTGTCCCGGTGGGGCTTGCTGACCCGGACCCGTGAACGTCAAATTTGAGGTTGGCGTCTGCTGGTTGAAACGGTTGTACAGGAAGTCCGCTTGAGAGATTTCAAACGGATTGGGTGCCTCAACAGTAGGGAAACTTGTGCCTCCGCCGCCTTTATCAAAGCTCATCTGCTTTTACCTCCGCCTTTCCCACGACGCCGCTGACCAGCGGCTAATGGCTGCCCTGCTTGACCGCCACCAAGTAAAGCCCTCTGCTGCGATGCCTGCTGCGATACCTGCTGCTGGGCCTGTACACGCGGTATTACTTTTCCTCCGCCGCCTTGCTGTTGCTGTAATCCCGGCGACAGGGTCCGTGTTACCGGGAGACCATTGCTGCCAATGTTTTGAGGCGGGCCACCACCGGGCGCACTTGTACCCGGTGGGTTATTAAGCTGGAAGTCAAAATCTGCCTGCTGTTGTGCCTGCCGTTGTGCTTGTGCGGCACCTTTGCCACCACCACCTTTCCCGCCGCCACGGTTGGCGGGCTGCGCAGATTTGCCGCCTCCGCCTTTTTGGGGGGGTCTACCCTTCCCGCCGCCTCCGCCTTTTGCACTAGCTCCCATGACTTTTACCCTCGATAATTTTCTTCCACTCGTCGTATACCTGCGGCTTCCACTTCTTGACCAAGTCAAGATATTCAGACCGTAGTAACCCGTAAATCAAAATGTTCCCGCCGTTGGCGTCCGCCTTACGCAGACAGCCCTCACGCTTCCAGCCCATACCTTCCAATAGTTTTCTGACCCGCTTGTTGGCTCGTTTTACCGTTGCGGTGATACCCGCATACCCATACTGGGCGAAGGCAGGGCTCATCAGGGTCAGCAGATTGGATCGTGTTACCCATTTGGGCGTAGAGGATGCCAGCGCCATCTCTACCCGGTTAAAGTGAGGCCGGGAGAAAGTCACCATGCCTACAATTTCGTCTTCATAGAACACGACCACCGGAGTACAGTTCACGGGGTCAAAGTCATCAACAAACTGGCCCATCCACTTGGCATACTGTAAGCACTCATGTTCTGGGGGACAATAGATCGTCACCTTGCGGCTGCTATCCACCAGTTTTAATACTGGCTCACCCATCAGAATCCGCCTCCTATGACGAGTTCCCAATCAGTGGCTGACCACCTGATTTCCTTATCCAGCGTACCAAACATCCTCAGAGCGATCCTCTGTCCTGTCCCATAGCCTACCAGCCACTCTGACAAGAGTCTCTGGGTCGTGCCCCATGGTGAGGACCCACCTGATGCTGGCCCCCATGGTGTGACGCCACCAGAAGGGGGTCCCCACGGGGACACAGCGCCACCTGTCGGGATAATAATACCGTTCGTCGGGCCGTATTCGTTGGCAACATCGAAGGACAGTTGTGTAGAAATGTTGATCGTGCCTGACGTGGTCTGCACTGCGGGGCGGTACATAGCCACCCGCTTTTGGGCGTTTGTTCCCAAAAGTGCGTACCCCTGTCTCACGTCAAATTGAATGACAGTGTCTGATTCCCCAGTGAAGTCCTTACTGCCAGACATCTGCCAGAGATTGTTGGCGTCACCATCGAACTGGTCCCCGGAGATGAAATACATTTCCCCGTTGGCCGTCTGCCAAGACAGGGCATTCAGGAACTCCCACTCACTCCAGCCATACTCCCCCCGTACCAGCGTACTGGTCCGCGCACCCCCTCTGGGGATATTCACCATGATCCGGTTACGGGTGTTGTCGTAAAGCAGTTGCCAGTCTCCCGTGTTACTCGGGTTGGCACGGACTGCCTGTCGTATGCGGCCAGAGATTCGGCTTGATCGCTTGGTCTTTGGCCCACGGAAAAACGCATCCGGCAGGATTTCAAGATCGGCACGGGTGATGACGTATATCTTCCCCTCGTTCTCCAAGAACCCAAACTGACTGACAGGTTGGGGTATGACGTACCTACCGACAAGGGACCAGTCTGTGGGGTCCGTCCCTTGGTAAACAATCACCTCACCTTGGTTGGTGGTGATTACAAAGAAGTCATCTGGTCCTGAACCACCATCTCTGGTCCACGTGTTAAGCGACAGTATTGAGCCCCCGTGCTGGGCTACCGAGTCCAGAGGGAAGTCATCCAATAACCCCTGATGCGCTCCCGGTTTTGTGTACCAGATTCTCAGTCCATCGGTTGACCAGTAATAAGCCCGGCCTTTGAAGGACATCACTCCGTTGGCGGCGCTGCTCCACGAACTGCCTGAGACGGTGAGTGACAGGCTAATGATACCCCCTGCTCCAGCACTGCCATCCCACGTCAAATGATCGACACCATTCACCATCACCAGAAAGGTGTTGATGTTGGCTGAAGACCAGTTGTGATTGTTGTTATCGACTATCGTGGTCCATGAATCTTCCGGGTCCATTAACAGGTTCGCGCCGCCAAGCTCGTATGATGCCAACAGTTTCTCTGTGTTACCGGATGCCCACTTCATCAGCCGCTTGTGGTCTGCATTATCGAAAATCTGATTGACGGTCTTGCAGCCCTGCCTACTCTCGACACCCCCAATGTCGGGCATCATGTTAATCATCACAAAGGCTTCATCGGAACGTATGTCCTCGATGTTGTCTCTGGAGTTGAGTCCGCGAACTGGTGGGTTGGTAGTGCGCCGGATACTGGGGCGCGTCACGGCGTTGTCCCGCTGCAACTGTCTGCTGCGGTTTGTGGCTGCTTGTCGTAAGCTCATAGCCCTACGCTTGATTCAGGTGTAATTGCTGGGAAGTGATCGAACTGCCCGGAATGATACCCTGCTATGACAACGCCTGTCCCGGCGTCGTCCCCAAACGTACTTCTAAGTTGGTCTCTGGCTTCCTGTTTATCGGTAGCGAATGACTGCCCGATGGATTTAAGGAATCGCCAGTTGGCTTCCAGTTCCAGCAGGTATTCATCTATCAATCCGGTGGCGGCATCCCCGCCTGCCGAAGACCATATAGATTCCGTAGTAGTCCCGCCAGACTGTAATACCCAGTCTGTACTACGATACTCATAGACAAAGATATCGGGCGACGTGGGGATCGGGCTTATGACGAACTGTTTTGAGGTGGCACTGACCTTGATTCGGAACTCATCGAAGATGCCGATGTGGGTGAATCCCGACTTGAGGTTCTGCCATTTCTGGGCGCGTATCGGACCTCCCATCTTGCGGCGAGTGGTCCGGTTCCATGCCGTTGAATAAACCATTGCCTTATAGTCGGACGGGAAGTCATAGGAGTCTTCAAAAGCTGATACCGTGGTGCTGCCTTCCGCTGTTACGGTAGCAGATACCCCGACTGTGGTGGTGGTGGCACTGCGGACCACAGTCGTGACAGCCGACACCGTAGTAATAGTCAGCAGCACCTCCTTCTGCATGAGGACCCAGTCCTTCTGGGCAAGGAACCTACCAGCATTGTTGATAGCTTGCAGTAACCTGCGCGCATCTTGATTGTTGTTGCCGTGGATCGTATCAGGAACAGGGAGCCCGGTTCCCCGGGCTATGTTTTGTGCAATCGTTAGCAGTGTCATTTGCTAGTCCTTATCCACCTTTCCTCTGCGTCGTGGCGTCTCAGGCTCGGGGACAACCGGGGCCTGTGCGCCCTCAAGGGCTATCATCCGGGCCTGTATCACCTTCATGCTTTCCTGAAGCTCGGAAATGGTCTGGTCTTTGTTCTCCAGTTCCTTCTGCTGTTCCTCTGCCTGTGTCTGCAACTTGCTGAACTGCGCAGAACTGGTCTTGGAATCAAGGAACTCTCTGGCCCTCTCGACTATCTTGTAGATGTCGGGCAGTGGCGGCAGGTTAGTGTCTGGCATGGATACCAGTTGCTCTACTGTGAAGCAGTGCCGTTCCGCGAGGTTCTTTGCATACCCTGCTGGCATCCCAGTCCACGCATTCAACGGGAAGCCATCAGGCTTTTGTTCCTCACCTTCCTTGAAGGCGGCGTAGGCTTTGGCAAAGCGTTTCTTGTCGCCCGGATGTGCCTTCCGGTCGATAATCAGCTTTGAATCACCAGCCAGCATGATGGTCACGTATTCGTGCGCCGTCCATACTGTCTCGCCAGCCTCAAGCGTAGCCTTCTTGTCGATCATATCCCGCATGTAGAATTTTGGGAACGCCGATTCTCGTCGTGCAACCCGATCATCAAGTAAGTCGGTATCAAACATTTGGTCAGCCATCTCTCACCTCATCTCTGTATTGTTTCCACAGGTCCGCAAAGTCTGTGTCTTTGTATTCCTCAAACCATGGACCACCTAGTGTCCAGTGTATATTAGCAGGTGGCATGTGCCCATTCGCAGTCATCCAGTATTGTTCGCCTACCAGATAATTCCACTGGTGGTCCAGATTGCCAATCATGCCATCCTCTAACCAGAGGAACCTGTGCAGGTTCAACCCATCCAGCCTGTTGACTGAACGCGGGGTCAGTACCGTGCAGTGCTTATTGTTGAACAGCATCATGCTGGACCAGTTCTTACGTTCGTAATTCGTGTTGTTCTGGCCGAGAAACTTATGCTCAGTCGCCTTGTACGGTGCGTGCTGTACGCACAGCAACGAAAATCTCTCGTCTGCCTGCTTGAATAGGTTGGTGATGTCTTGGGTCACCAGCATGTCGCAGTCCATAAACAGTGACCAGCCCTCATAATCACTCAGGAAGGGCACAAGGAACCGACTGAAGGAAAACTCGGTACTCTCCATATCGTTCCGTTCGCGCCACAGTGGGAGCAGTTCCCGCTTCAGTGGGGTGATGCTCACCGGGGACTTTGCGTGCTTCATTATCGAGTGGCTTAACACGTGGTAGCACTCGACTTCTTTGGAGTCGTACCCGATAAAGATTCGGTACATTATTGTTATGCCTCTAGTGCCGCTATCTGGTCATCCATTTCAGCCATAGCAAGTTCCGGGTCGGGCTCAACTGCAATGGACCCTCTGCGTGGATCATCCAGTTTCCACCAGTCTTCTCCCTCAAACACAAACTGCCAGTCTCCACGACACGCAGCTTGGTGTACCACGTAGGGTATGAACCCGTCTCCCCAGCACATTATCTGCATATCGGTCATGCCTTTGACCTGTGGCATCAACTCGTTGCCTTGGCAAGACATCGCCGGATCACAGAAGAAGTGACGGTCATCTACCACCACCACCATCATCTCTTTCTCGTTCTTCTCACCAGTGATTTTCAGCAACTGGTCTTTCTCGTTGTTCAGGCAGGAGTCGAATCCAAACAGGTTAATCCTGCGGAACCCCATAAGGTAAGCAAGGGTTATCGAACGTAAGCCACTGGTTGATCCTCCTGCAACAAAATGAAACGTGTCATTACGCTTCTTGCGCTTCAACCACTTTTGCCAATACTTCATCACCTTCTTGGTATAGCAGTTCCACACCACTACGTTGTAGCCATCCAGAGCATCGTATACCAGCGGGTGGCACTGGGATGAAATCAGGTAAGTGATAGTTACGTCCGGTTTCTGGTAGAGCTTGGCTATTTTCTCCTGACCATCAACCGCAACTGCGACGTTTGGCATGATGCCGCGCTCTATAAGCCAGTCGTGGGACCCCTTGATAGCAAAGATCATGCAGCCGTCCGCTTGTCGTTCACGGATTGCGTCAACCTGTCCTTCTACAGACGGTCCCGTACCTATCAGGGCAGCCTCACCCTTGTGAGGGCCCAGCCTGAAGAAGTGTGGCAGGTTCCTGCGCAGCGCAGAGCGCATGTGTCGGATTGTCGTAGTGGGTGCGATGTTCGCTTTCGCGTTCATCTTCACTGGGTGCAAGGGTATTTGCTCGCCATCCATCCCATGCAATATGGGCGGCGGCGGTATATTCTTTGGGTCTTGAATTACTGACCCGTTTTCGGGTTCTTCTTGTTCTTGCATTATAAAAACAGGGGCTGTTGCCAGCCCCCGTTTAGTCTCCGGTTACGCTGGGAATGTGGCAGATTGCATCGCCCATATTCCTACGTCCGCAGGTGCGGTTGCAGTATTAAGGGAAACGAATGAAGAACCACCGCCACCAGCAGACGTTGTGCCAGATACACCCACCGTGCAAGACGCCGACGCAGTTACCCCAGCAGTACCAGTAATGCCGTAGACGGCAATACCTCGGCCTGCGGGGAGTGCGCCAACGAAGTGCGTGATGGTGTTTGGTGCATGGGGATATATCACCGAGCCGTTATCGGCTGTTACGCCAATATCCTGCCCAGTGAGTGCAGTCCCAAGAAGACCGCCCGTAGCATATACAAGTGCCATGATAAGTCTCCTTTACGCTGTTGCGATGACACCGTGTACGCGACGTTGGTTCATGGTCAAGTTACCAGCGAACACCATCGGTACATTGTGTGCATCTTGGTTGACGGGCGTCCGCTCATCCAGAGACGTAAAGTTAGTCCCTGAGTGTGGCCGGAAGAAGAGGTAATTGGTGTTAATCATATACATCTTCTGATTGGCCGAAGCGGAGTCCATAGTATCCCCGTCGTACACCACATCAGCAGTGACGAACTTCAGGGACGCATAACCACGTACTGCTTCAGAGCTTTCAGTCACTCTCTGTATGGCTGCCAGTTGACCCCAGAACTTCTCGTACAGAACGTCCTCTGTAACAATGAGGTCTGGTGACTCGCCACGGCGAGTACACTGTAGCCACATAGCCCGCATGACATTCTCCAACTTGATTCCGCTGGTTGACACACTTGCCGTGACTTTGAACTGGTTTTGCCAGAAGGTATGAACGCTTCCGTCAATGCCACCATACGTCCCGGTAGTTGGGTCGGTGTCTAATGCGGCAGCCAAGCCAGTAATCTGCTTGCCTGACGTGCCGGTGCCGTCAGAGTACATGCCGATTGCCACTTGGTTAGCCATCGTGATTTCCGCTGCTTGCATTCTCGATTCAAGCAGGTCTATCTGTTGCTGTTGCCCAGCGTTCTGAACACGGATTTCCAGCCCGGACCAGATGACATTAGCTGCCGCCTGCTTCCAACTGAACTCTGCCGCATCCACAACCGGGTTGGGCGATACATCCAACGTCTCATACCCGCTGTACCACATAAAGTTGGCAAGCTCGGCATGAAGTAAGGGCTGCGTAATAAAACGACCACCATCGGCGGTCTTGATATTGCCCTTCTGTGAAAGTCGTGACAACAGCGCGTTGTTAAGCGAGATGTTGTCAGCGGTTACGCTGCTCCGGTTACGCAGGGTTGTAGCAACCAGTTCCGTAATGTTGACTTCAGGCATTTAGTTGCCCTCCATATCATCTAGTTGCTTTCCCATTTCCATGCGGAGATGTTCACCCAAGTCTTTCGGGATTTCATCTCCTTTGCCGTTGGTAAAGGTCGAACTGGATTTCCCACGCTGCTTTTGCGGGGTTCTCCGGGCTCCCTTTGCGTTCTTCTTACGCTCGGCTTCCAAGTCTGCCTTGATAGTTTCTTCCATCGCAGAGCGCGCAGCATCAGGCTTGTCGATTACAACAGCCTTCTGGTATGCGGACTCCATACTCATGTCGTTATCTTTGACCATAAGTATGTGCATGGTATCTCTGGCTTCTTGAAAGTGAGGGTGTGTAAGAACACCGTCCTTGGTCTTTTCCTCTTTGAAAGTATCAATGACTTCCTTGGCATCGGAGGTTTCTGCCCGTGTCGCTTGAAACTGAATATCCTTCAGTCGCTGCTTTAACAGGGTGTTTTCTCTCCGCATTTCACTGGACCCTTCATCTTCGGTATAACCTGAGAGGGCTTCTGTCAGACCTTCCTTTGCGCCATAGGCATCAGCCAGTTGAACCAGCGTTGCCACTGGGTCTCTTGCCAACGCGACATAAGTCTCAAGCACGTTTGGCAAGTGTTGAGCCACTACAGATTCAATCTGCTCCCGATCTATATTGGGCGCATAGTTTTTCTGTATTGAATCAAAGAAACTGTCGAAGTTTCTATAGCGTTTCTTGGCTTCTGATACTTCAGCCTGTCCTGCGGTTAAACCAGCTTCCATATTTTTATGGATTCCAAGCAGCACTCTCTGCCCCTCTTCGTCCAAAACATCGAAAGCCTCTCGGTCCTTCTCGGACCACGTCTCCGGGGCTTGGATTCCCTTTTCAGCGTCCTTACCTTCGGTTGACTCATCGTCACCTGAGTCTTCAGTGCCCTCGCTTCCCTGATCTTCGTCTTTATCCGATGCCTCGACAGGCTCGGGTTTAGCGTCCGTATCAGCGGCT